ATCTGAGACGGGGTGAGCATACCGATGTCACGCTTTTTGCGTTGCACCCATTTAGAGCCAACCTTTACCCAGACCACTTTAAATCCAAGCGGCTTTTGAAACAGGTACGAGTTGAATCTGAAACTCTTCGAGACGACAGATGGTTACTGCATCAAGGGTTACGTCCGCTGCGTAGAACTTTGCAGTCTTCATTGTGCGGGTTGCGTTGTCGAAGAACGTCACGTTGAAGTACGGTACGTTTACCGCGTTGAGCAGTTGTTGCGCTCGTTCAAGTGTCGTTACTGTGATAGTCACGTTCACGTTAGGGAAGATACCGATGAAGTTAGCGACAATGTCACCACTCATATTTCGGTATGCGTCTGACCAGAGCTTAGCGTATTGAATCTGCCATGCTTTGATCTCTGCGGTTCCTACCACTACACCGTTAATGGTGATTGGTTGGTCTGGTATGTTAGACATAAATTTGGTTTACTCCTGTCACCATTGTACGGTCGTTAATTGAATTGCTGATTGCACCACCAACTTTGTTACCGTCTAGGTAAACGTTGATGACCGTAGGCCCATCGCTGCCCTTTGATTGACCGTTTAGCTTAGAAGCAAGTTCGTCGATCCAACCAGTGTTGTTTTCGAGTGGCATTACGGCTTCACGTCCGTCTTCACCGAACATAGCGAGTGTCGCTTGGTCAACCACACCACCACGAGCAAGTCGTGGGATAGTAGGGAAGTTTGGTGAAAGACCACCGATACCTGGAATATTGTCAGGCACCTTGATCTTGTTGATTGATTTGATGACACCGTTAATTGCGTCAATGATGCCGTTGAAGACACCCTTAATCACGCCAAGCACACCACTGAATACGTTTGTAATAGTGTTCTTTAGGTTGGTAAATACTTGACCGATAGCAGAACTCAATTGGTTAAACGCGTTAGAGATAGGGGCAATAACGTTATTGTAGATCCAGTTGAAGATTGGTGAAAGTACGCTTACGATTCTGTTGAAGATACCGCTTGCAACGCTCACGACACCGTTCCAGAGCCCTGCAAATGCGTTTGCGACTGGGTCGATGATCTTAGTCTTGATCCATGTGAAGAATGGTGACAAGAACGCCATAACTGAGTTGAACCCGTTAGTCACACCAGTAACGATACCGTTCCAGAGACCAGTGAAGAAGTTCGCGACTGGCGTAATCAGGTTAACGAATACCCAGTTTGCGAAGATGCTGATTATTTGGGTGATGAATGACCAAGCAAGGATAAATGCGTCAGAGATTCCCATCCACAAGTTACCGAAGAATGCACCAAGAGGAGTGATAACGTTTGTCATTACCCACCCAGGAACTGCCATTAGAATGTTGAAGATAGTCGCTACGATTGCAACGATCAACACGACGATTGAAGCAAAGATTTGTGGGATAGGACCGAACGCACCTTGTAGCGATAGCATAAAGATTTCACCGATTTGCGTACCGAGGTTCGTGAAGAATGTCACGATACCCGTGAATACGTTAGTGAACCAAGTTGATACAGCTTCCCAGTTGAAGATAAGTGCGATGATTGCTGATAGAGCAAGACCGATTGCAAGACCGATTGGCCCGAATAGCTTAGCAACGTTCGCACCGATAGTCAGTACAGCTCGCAAGATACCAGGCAGTGCTCGTAGAATGATTGGACCGATAGTCACGAATGCTCTACCTATAGCAGGCAAGATACCATTGAATGCAGCAGCAATTCTAGGACCCATAGTCGCGAATAGCTGAGCGATCATACCAGGAAGGCTTCTGAGTGCTGTCATCGCTAGACCAGGGAGCGTCTTGAAGAACCCTACAAACTTAGAACCGAATGTTGCTAGACCAGCAATAATCTTGTCCCATGTTGCAGGTGCAAACATCTTGATAAGTTGAAGAATACCAGCGATGACCGCTGCAGGAATAATTAAGAAGTCCCACCAGTTTGCTTTAGGTGCCATACCTTCAAGTCCCTTGAGCATAGAACTCAGTTGGTCTTTGAGCTTGCTGAAGTCAGGTAGCTTAGGGGGTGTGATACCAAGGTCACCGAGACCACCACCACCGCCACCAGCACCAGCGTCGGCTGCTGTAGGGCTGTTGATGACGTTCATTTTGTCGAACGCTGCAAGTTGCTTAGTGGCTTTCTTAGCTGCGTCACCCGCACCACCAAGGGCACCAGTTACGTCGTTAATACCACCAGCTGTGTCTTCAGTTGAAACCGCGATACTGTCGAAGATGTCTGTAAGACCCGCGATAGGTGAAGTGTCTACTTTGCCACCGAATAAACCGCTGAACACGGCTATCAATGCTGCGATACCTGCGATGACGAAGACAAGACGACCAGCTGTAGATGTAAGCGCAACTGCGAAGACACGCACCGCAGCGGCAGCAGAAAGGATTACTGGGGTTAGAGCGAGACCTACCCCGATGAAGACTGCGAACAGCGTAATTGCTCGTGTGACGTTAGGCCCGAGCGCGTTAGCAATTGATGTCGCCATCTGGATAACGAAGTTGATTGTGAATAGAATCGCCCGTGCTAGGTTCAAGAACAGTTGTGTCGCGATGATGAGTGCAGGTGCAATACCTTGACCAAGTACTTGTAGCAAGACTTGGAAGTTAGCTAGTAGGTCGATGAATAAGCTCTTGTTTTGTTGAACGAATTGCACGACAAGACCGAACGCTACTGCGAGTGCTTGTTGCACTTCTTTAGATGACGCAACCAACGCTGCGAAGAGACCGACGACAAGACCAGTACCGTAACCGATTTCACCAATCAAGTTACCAATGAACGGGATACGTGAGATAAGGTCTGAGGCGAATGCCAAGAACAGACCGCTCATAATAGCGATAACTTGCGGGTATTGGTTTAGAAGTGTCAGCAGGTTACCTACTGCGGTACCGATAGCTTCAAACACCTTAACGGTGATAGGGTTTTCTACGAATGAAAGAATGCTTGTAAGTAGAACTTTAAGTCGAGCGTACAGACCTTCTGTTGCCGCGATCATACCCTTTTGGGTTACAGTTACACCGAAGAACGCCATACCGACGCGCTTGAGGTTGTCTGCCAAGTTGTTCATAATACCAGCGAATGTTGAAGACTGCTTGATAGCACCTTGGAACGCAACACCACCCGCTTTGGTCAGGTTGTTCAATGCTTTGACGATAACTTCAGATGTTACTGAACCGTCACCGAATGCGCCACGAACTTCACCCGCGCTCTTGCCCATCGCTTCACCGATTGCTGAGATGAACCCAGGGAGTGAGTTTTGAATCTGCAAGAAGTCAGTACCAGTAGCTTTACCAGCACCGAAGATTTGAGAGAGAACGTAGTAGAAACGATCTAGTTGGTCAGATGAAGCACCGAATGCACCACCGATGTCTGAGACACGTTGAATAACACCGAATGCTTGTTGACCGCTAAGACCTACTGATACGAGCTTTTGTTCGTATGCGATAAGGCTAGACGTGTCGTACGGTGTTGAGTTCGCGTATGTGAAGAGGTTGTAGATTGCTTCACCAGCTGCTTCAGTACTTTTCAGCAGGCTTTCAAGACCAAGTTGTGCAGACTCGATAAGTGAAACCGTCTTCAGGATAGGGATTGTTGAGAAAGCCGCGACTGCAGCTGCGATACCAAGACCCATACGGCTAATGTCGCCAGTTGACTTGCGTACGCTGTTACCGAAATCAAGAATGCTCTTGCTTTGTTGTGAGAAGTCCTTCGCGTGAATCTTGTCAAGCTCAGTTTTTGTCGCTTCGAGACCACGGCTAAGGCGTGAGGTAGATTTCTCTGACTCTTTTGACGCTTCGTCGATTTGCTTGATACCTGCCGCTAGGGTAGGTGCAACACTAGCAAGACCACCGAACTGTTGCCCGAGGTCTGTTCCCATTGAGCGACCAGCTCTTTCAAGCGCGGCTCGTTGGGTGTCTGCCCATGTTGCTGTGATTTGACCAGCGGTGGCAGCGTCTGCACCAGTTCGCATAAGCGTTTGTCGGTAAGTGTCAGCGGTTCGGTTCAGCGTCTTGTATTGCTGATCCATCTTTTGCAGTTCGTTGGCTAGTTGCGATTGTTGTTTCGCGTAGGCAGCGACGTTCTGCACGTTAAAGGCATTTTGAGTACCCTTTTGAACGTTGTTAAGGCCTTTGTTGATTGCTTCGAGGTTCTTTGCGAACGTCGCAGTGAGTGCATCAGCAGAGCCCTTAAAAGCGTTGGTTAATGCGCGGTCGACACTCTTACCAGTTTGCTCTGCTTGCTTTTGTACAGATGCCAATTCAGACTTGAGCTTGCTCGCGTCACCAGTTAGAAGATATTTTATTTCGCGGTCGTTCATATTTCGATCAGTTTTTTGTATTCGTCGATTAGTTTCTTGATTGATTCACCCTTTTTAGAGTGAGGTGCTGCGGCAATCTGTACGTGGTTGATGTACTCGACTGCTTTCTGCTGGTGAGCTGTCTTGATTAGCAAGTTGACATCTCGAGCAGGCATCTGTTCAACGTCCTCGAGCTTATATTGCGGATAATAGTAACAGACCAGCGCATAAGTTCGTCGGTTACTGTTACTATCATCATCGCTTTGGGGGTTTTTGTTTTTGACTGAACCACCGTTGGCACTGATTGATACAGGTGCTTTAGGTGCGGTAGCCATTTTTTATTGTGCTGAAAGTTCTTTTTCAGTCATTTTGTTAAAGGCTTGTAGAACATTGATTGGTGAAGCGTCGAGTGCTTCTTCAATTGATGTCTTGTGGTCTACTGGGCTGATAAGGCTGTACACGAATTGTTGCATCTTCTCTGAGACTGCTTGTTTTTCTTCGTCTGTGCTTGCGCCTTCTAGTTCTTTTTGGATAGCTTGGTTAGCTTTCAATTCAGACACCAATGGTCGTCGAAAATCGTATACTTTACCGTCGATCTCGAATGCGAACGATTTGCTGATATTGTCTGATAGATTGTACTGTGACATCTTGTGTTAGTCTCCTTTGGACTTATTTGTATTTCACCTCTAATTATATAGATTTGATAAAAACAGCACCCCCGATAGCGCAATGCCATCGAGGGTGAGTGTTCGATTGTCGATAACTAAGATTAGCTGTCGACGGTAGTGTCGCCACCACCAAGAATCTGTGCAACTGCTTCGCCTTGGCCAGGTTGACCTGTGAATGCTACAGTAATTGTAAGCAATGCACCGTCTTGCATGTCGATTGAGCTTAGTGTTGCCACTGCGCTGTTGATTCGAACTGCGAGGTTACCAGTACAGTCAAGGATGTCGAGGTCGTTCGCGATGTCTTCTTCAGAACATGCAGCAGGAACGATGTCGATAGCACCATCAGCGTTAGTAACTTCTTGACCTGTTGAGAGAATCTCACCGTTGGCTTTGAAGTATTGTGGAAGTACGGCTGCAACTGATGAAGGGGTTAGCCCACGTAGTTGAAGCTCTACAGATGCTTTAATACCTGTAGTAATGGTTGATGTACGACCGTCAATTGTTGTGTAATCGTTAGATGTCACGTCAAAAGATGGGCTGTAATCCATAACGTCGGTAATGGTTGTCGCACCAAATCGTACAGTGAAAGGACCTTTAAACATATTTTTGTGTTTCCTTATTAACTTTCTATATTTGGCGCGCTATTAGGCGCTCTGTATAATTGAACATTTACAGTGAGCAAGCCAGTTTGTAATTCTTCTGTATCAATATCTTGACTTGAAGCAAACTGTGCAGTTGACACGTAATCGACATCAAAACCTTCGAGGTAGAAGCAGTCTTTAGCGTTCAATCGTTCTTCGAGGTTGAATAGTTTTCTATCAACGTCTTTGTTCGATGTATCACGGTATTGTACCTGTATTAGGTACTGCTTCACCACTTCTCCAGTGATGAGTCTTCGCACTATCTGACCACCGTTGGTCGTGATAACGTAGCTATCTGCTCGGGCTTTGAGTGGTATTCGGTTGATAAAGATATTATTACCGAATGCACCATACCCTTCGATCTCTAGCCATTGTACAAATGAATCTGATACGGTTACTGGGTCTGTCATATCGCGTCCATCATTGTTATGTCTAGTATAATCATAGCTTCGTCACCTCGTGCCACCTTGTTGATAGCGTTCTTCGCAAAGTCTTTACCCGTACCAGGAGTTGTGTACCTGTGGATCGGGGTTCCGTCTGATGCGACACCTTCTTCTTGGTCACCTGCGTATGGTTCTGACCACTCAACTGAAACTTGGCGTTGGCCAGCTCGTGTTGGGTGTGCAGAGTCACGTAGGGCACCAGTCTTCTTTGGCGTATTCGGTTCAGCTGTTCGTATGACCGCTTCTGCGATCTGCACGAGGGCTACCCCGAAGTGGTTGTCGATACTATCACCGATAACCTGCGCGTTGATGTTTTTCACTAGCGGCATATTATGATTCCTCTGGTTCTGGTAGGTCTGCGAGAGCGTGAACTTTGTTCAAGAAGCAGTGCACATTGTCTACGTTGTTAGCGAGTAACTTTCGTTGCCCCACTACGACGCTACCAATGCGGTACCATGCGTCAGATTCGTCACCACCGAACATGTTAGCGACTATGTACATACCTTCGAGACGGTAGGCGTTCGCGAGAACGATTGGGTCTTTCGGGTTTA